CGGTTCAGCATTATCGCCAAACATGGCAACGTAAATGGGCATGTTATTGGTTGCGTTAATTATGCCTTGAAGTTAGTTGCCAATGATTACCTAGAGCTAATATGGTCAACGACTAACGTCGCGGCCAAGATAGAATCGCTGCCGGCGTCAGAGTCAGGCCCAGCGCATCCGTCTGTTCCCGGCATTATCCTGACAGCAGTGCAGGTTGCGTAATGACACTAGCCACTCCGCTACGCAAGGTTGCCAGCAAGTTGATGGCAAAGTTTGGCGGTGTTGCAACACTACGCCGCGTAACACCTGGCGTCTACAACCCAACTACTGGCACCGTCAGTGAATCCATTGGCGACACGACAGTGCGTGGCGTGCTGGAGGACGTACGCCGCAGTGAGGTTAATGACCTAATCCAAGCTGGCGATAAGCGGCTGATCGTTGCAGCAGCTGATACTGCTGCGGTGCCTACGATGGCTGATCGCGTAATTATTGGCGGCCGCACGTTGCAAGTAATTGAGGTGCGCACCATTGAGCAAGACAACGAGCCGATTACCTACGAGCTGATCCTGAGGGACTAATGGCACGCACCATCCGCGTTGGTGATATTGGCGATTACTGCAGCCAGCAGATGGAAAAGTTGTTGCGTGCTGCAGTGCTGGAAACTGACAGCCTGCTAAAGCAAGCCAGCCCAGTTGATACCGGCAGGTTTCGCGCTAGCTGGCAGGTGGGTGAAAATGCAGCTGGATCATATGACGCAGGCCCGCAGCAATCACCAAGCAATCCCGGTCGCGATAAAACCAGCGCACCAGCCGCGCCGATGTATCCATTGCGCAAGATGAACTATCAACAAGAGCGCATCGGCAACGTCTACTCAGTCCACAACAACCTGCCGTATGCAGAGCCGCTAGCCAATGGCAGCAGCAAGCAATCTCCTGGGGGATGGGTGCAAGGCATCTCTAAAGACGTGCAAGGTAGAGTGCGCATAGCAGCCGCCAAGATCGGCAGGGAGTCATGAGCAGGACCTACAACGATGTACGCGCTGCCATTGAAGGGCGCATTGCAACGCAGATGGCAATTGCTCCGGTGTATCCGGTCAGCTATCAAAATGTACCGTTTACACCGCCCAACAACACGCCATGGCTGCAAGCGTTTATACGGTTTGGCGATAACAACTACGCTACGCTCGCCAGCTTCAACCGGCAAAATGGCACCTTAGTGGTAAATGTATTTACTCCCGTTGGCGCTGGCGCCGCTGCTAATTTCACCATTGCAGAGCGTGTTAAAGACCTATTTGATCGCGCTAAATTTTCTAGCATTATCTTTGATGCTGCATCTGGCCCGTCACAGGTAACACCAGCAGCACCGCAGCCGTATTACCAAACGCAACTTACGGCAACGTTTGAAGCGTACCTAGACTAGGTACACTGTCACTAGCCAACTACCGCTCACAACAATGGCCGTCACTGTCTTGTCCGGTACGTCCGGCGCCCTTTACTACAAACCTGCCGGCACTAACGGCAACTTTGGCGAAGCTGGTGTTGCTGTCGCAACTGACATCATCACTGTTGCTGCTTACCTAAACTTCAAAGTTGGCGATCCTGTTAAGTTCCGGGTTGTTGACAGTCAAACTGGAGGCGCTGGCTCTGGCACGCTGCCTGCACCAATCAGCGCAGCCACTACCTACTACGTCCTGAGCTACACCGCTGCTACTGGCGCTCTGACGGTATCCACCGCTGCTGGCGGCACTATCCTTGCCATCACCGATGATGGCACGCTGGCAGCGCCTAACGAGTTTGAGGTGTACTACGCCGACTACGCTGCCGTTGGCCAGGTGCAAAGCTGGAGCTTCGAGATCTCTAGATCTGAAATTGACGTAACCACCATCGGCCAAGCTGTTGGGCAGTACGCGCCTTTCCGCGCTTACATTTCCGGCTTTGCTGATGGCAGCGGCACCGCTAGCGTCTTTGTTACCAGTGAGGATGCAGCACTATCCAACCGCATGGTGGAAGACGTGCTCCAGCGCCAGCAGGTAGGTTGCGGCTTCAAGCTGTACACAGACAAGGGCGCCACTGAGGCACTTAGCCGTAGCATCGCCATGGATGCTGTACTGCTAACCGCTAGCCTTAACATCAACCCTGATGATGCCCAAATGGTGGAGATCACCTTCCGCCCGAGCGGCGTGCCGACGTTTGACTTCAGCACCACTGCTTGATCGGTTACCACATATGCCTCCAGCTTGCGCTGGGGGCTTTTTTATGCTTAAAGTGATAGCGAATCACTCATATTTATGGCAACCACGTCTGCGCTGTCACGTCTCAAGAAGGCTGCCAACCTAACGCCTGTCAAGCGTACGGTTAAATTAAACGACGGCACTGATTTTGAATTTTACTCAGCGCCGCTTACGATGTCCGAACGTGAGCGTGCGCAAAAGATGCCAGGTGGTGAAGACCCCAACGGCTTTGCGCTGAACTTGCTGGTTACCAAAGCATTTGATGATGCCGGGCAACGGTTGTTTGCTGCTGGTGAGATCGCTGAGCTAAAGAATGAGGTAATGGATGCTGACCTTCAGCAACTAATGCTGGCGATCATCACCAACCCTGAAGAGGTAGAGGTAGACATGAAAAGCATTAAAAGCTGAGCTAAAGAAAGACAACCTGCTACTGCTACAACTTGGTATTGCTAAAGAGCTGGGCTACTCATTAGCCCGGCTCAACCAAGAGGTAACAATGGAAGAGCTGCTTTTATGGAGCTGTTATTTTGACCTGCAAAACGAAGAGCAGGAGCGTAGAATGAAACGAAGACGGTAGGTCGGCTGTGTCGGTTGTCGCTAATGTCGCCATCAATGTTGACAGCAGCGGTGCTGTCAGCAAGCTGCGGCAGGTGCAGGGCCAAGCGCAGCAGACTGAGCGCGCGTTTGGCGGCATAGCAGCAGCCGTTGGCAAGCTGGCTACGGCATTTGGCGTCATCCAGGCTGCGCGTTTCGTATTTGTTAAAACTGCCGAGATAGAAACCCAGACACGCAGCTTGGCGATCCTAGCCGGCAGCGCGCAGAAAGCTGGCCAAATCATTCAAGAATTGCAACAGCTTGGCGCGGTAACGCCATTTACTAGCACTGAGCTGATTGATGCGGCTAAACGACTGCAAGCATTTGGCGTTGAAGCTGACAAGGTAGTAGAAACCACCAAGCGCCTCGCTGATGCGTCAGGCGCCACTGGCGCTGAGCTAAGCGGTCTTGTCACCGCCTATGGCCAAGTGCAAGCCAAGGGGCGGCTACAAGGCGAGGAGCTACTGCAGTTCCAAGAGCGTGGCATTGCGTTGCAGGAAGAGCTGCGCAAAATGTATGGGATGACTGGCGAGGAGTTCCAAAAAGCTCTCAGCAAAGGTCAAGTCAGCGCCAAAGCCGTAGAAGTTGCCTTACAAAATCTCACTAACACTGGCGGCAAATATGCCAATGGCGCCATAGCGCAAAGTGATACGCTGCAAGGCAGACTTAGCACATTGCAGGATGGTATTGATGCACTGGCGCGACGCATTGGCCAGGCGCTTACTCCTGCGCTTAATGCTATCTTCAATCAAGCAATCGCAGTTGTTGATGCAATTAACGCTGCGCTAGCGGCAGGCAGGGGCGGTGGATTCACTCGAAGCGTAGCAGGCGCAAAGCAATTCCTAAACATCGGCGCAACCAGCCAAGCGGTAGACAATATAGCCAAAGGCATAGGCCAAGTATCTAGCCAAAAGAATAAATCAGGCATTCAGCAAAACCTGCAAGCATTGCAGCAATATCAAAGGTTGCTGCAAAGCGTTGGCGCAGATGATCCCAACCAAGGCCGTGCAGTGCAATTGCAAGGAGAAATCCTTGGCAAAATTAACCAAAACCTTGCAGCCCAGAAGCAATTGCAATCTGGTGCCAAGCAGGCCAACAAACTATTTACGCCTCCATTGCTTGGCGCGGCGCTTGAGGTGGAGGCGGCGAGGCCCAGGGCCGCAGCCAACGATGCCAAGCGGGCAGCAGATGACGCCGCACGCGAAGCGCAACGTGTTGCTGATGTAGTAAGGGATCAGCAGTTTATTACAAAACAGAAAGGCATACAAACTAAGTTCGCACAGTTGATATTCGATGCGGAGCAATCTGCTGACCCAATACGGGTACGTCAACTGCAAACCGTAGAAGCATTAGTGCTAGCAGGCAATGAAACTGCACGGTTGCTAGAGGAAGAAACTGATGGCGCGGCACGACTTGCTATTGCACGCACAAGGCAAGGCGAAGCAGAAGCTATTAGGCAAGAAGGCGCCTTGGATACTCTCAAGTTGCAGGCGGAACAGCAGAAGAACTTTGACGCAATAATCGCTGACCTTGACTTACAGCTAAAACTAAAAACTGCTACTACTGAACAAGAACGCGAGCAACTGCGCATTGCGGCGGAACGCGCCAAGCTAGAAGCTCAGCTAAAGGGGCTTCCGCAGCCGCAGATTGACCAAGCCATTGCCCTGCAAGCTCAAGTAGCTGCACCATTGACTGATGTGCAGAAGATTGATCAACACATCGGCAAACTAAAAGATGAAATTACTGACCTCACTAGCATCAGCAACATTGCCATTACATCTGCAGAAGGCATCGGCAATGCCTTTGCGCAATCATTCCAAGGTTTAATATCTGGCACCATGACCGCTAAGGAAGCCTTAGGTAGCTTCTTCAAGTCGGTTGCAGATATGTTCCTTGAAATGGCAGCGCAGATCATTGCCAAGCAGATCACGATGATCATTCTGCAAACCATCCTTAAGGCGCTTGGCGCAGTTGGTGGTGGCGGTGGTGGCGGTGGTGACGCTGCGGCATTGGGCAGTAACCCGAATGTGGCTGCGTATTGCGGTACTGGGATTGGGGATATAGGGATCGGTACGTTTCCAATGCGAGCCATGGGCGGCCCAGCCGCAGGCGGTATGCCCTATCTG